GTTGAAATATGTAAAACAAAGTAGACTTTAACATTAAATAATATGATTTATTTACTTTTACATCTAACAATGTATCATCCTTCAACTCTTTTACTTTAATTGCCATAACAAATATTTTTTTACAAATATAATCAAAATGCAAAAAGAATTAAACATTACAGAATTAAAAGATAAGTTGTATAAAAGGTTAGAACCATCAGGTTGGGCATTAAAATTAAGAGGATTTATATATAGTAATGAATTTGATACCATACTTATTACATTGGTTAATCAAGTTAATGCTAATAAAAGATTTACTCCTTCACTTAAAGAAGTATTCAATGCATTTGAAAAGTGTCCTGTAAATGAACTTAAAGTTGTTATAATAGGTCAAGATCCTTATCCACAAATTAATGTAGCAGATGGTCTAGCATTTAGTTGTAGCAAGTCTGATGAATGTATGCCGGCTATTAACTTTTTACTTAATGAAGTAAACAGAACTGTTTACAAAGGTCATCCTGAAAGTACAAATCCAGACTTAACAAGATGGGCTGAACAAGGAATATTACTTCTTAATTCATCTTTAACAACAGTAATAGGAAAAGTTGGTGAACATTATGATATATGGAAACCTTTTCTTACTTATCTATTAGATTATCTTACTTGGAATTGTCCAGGTTTAGTTTATATATTTGCAGGAAAACAAGCTCAAAATTGGGAAGAAAACATTAACAACAACTCTTATAAGTTCATTGTTACCCATCCTGCAAGTGCAGTATACAAAAAAACTCAATCATGGGATTCAGAAAATGTGTTTGTAAAAACACAGAAACTTGTTCAACAGTTGCATAATTACTCTATAATCTGGTAAATACTATGGAAGAAATTTTTAATAAACTAATAGCTAATAAGCTTAGTCCTAATACATTTTATGTATTACATTCAATGAGTCAAAAGATAAAACCCAATTCATTTGTTAATAGCTCTATAGAAGTTAAGAGATTACAAATTGATAATTGGCTTGATGAAAACTTGGTTTTAACAAGTAAAAGTATTATCTTTATCCAAGAAATAGACTCGTATTTCAGAAAAAGTAAGAAAAAAACTACAAAAGATTTATTGGGAAGTGATTACAGTGATATGATTACAAATTATTTAGAATTATTCCCTAGTATTAAGCTGCCAAGTGGAAAATATGCTAGAGGAAACAAGAAAAATCTTGAGATAAATTTCAAATGGTTTTTTGAAAATTATGAATATGGCTGGGATACAATCTTAAAAGCCACAGATAACTATGTCCAAGAACGTCAAAGTGAAGGTTATAAATATATGAGAACTGCTCAGTATTTTATAAGAAAACAAAACTCAGATGCAATCTCAGATTTAGCTAATTACTGTGAAATGATAGAAAGTGGAACAGACTATGAAGTAAGACATTTTAGTGATAAAGTTGTATGATGAATTACAAGAAAAAAAGCATGTTATTATTATGTGCTGTTATTGGTAGCTTTACTTGTTATGTAGTTCTTAAAAGATTTATTGTTGATATTTCAATATATCAATATTTAGAAATTGAACTTATAATTAGTTTAACTCATTATATGTATAATAAGTTAAAAGAGTCTAAAATAGAATTTTTTAATAATTAATGTATGTCTAGAAAAGGTACACCTATACGTAGAGAAAGCCAAACTGAAGCATTTAAAGATGCTTTAAGATATATGAAGGAGTTTATGGATGGAAATGTCCAAACATTAAAAACTCCTTGGCCAAAATTTGATGATGCATTATTAGATGGAATAGAATGGCAAACTCTTATTGTAGTAGGTGCAAGACCTGGTACAGGTAAAACATTATTTGTTGAACAAATAGTAAGAGAAGCTTTTAAATTAAATCCCGGTTTAACATTTAGAGTTTTAAAATTTCAATTTGAAATGGTAGGTAAAACCAGCTCCATAAGAGAATTCTCAGGAGTGGTTAATAAATCCTATAAAGAATTGTGTAATAAAAATCTAGACCCTGTGATTTGGGATAAGTGTTTTCAACATGCTGCTCAAGTAACTCAATTTCCAATCAATGTTGTTTATGAACAATGTACAGTAATTGACTTTATTGCAACTGTAGAAGATGAAATGGAAAAATTTTGTTATTATGAAAAAGACAAAGATGACAACACTGTAAAAAAATATACAAAAATGCTGATTACCATAGATCATTCATATTTATTCAAAAAAGACTCACATGAGAAAGATAAACATGAAATGTTAAATAATCTAGGTGAAGCATTGACTGATTTAAAAAGGAGGTATCCTATAGCTTTTATTTTATTGAGTCAGCTTAATAGAAACATTGATAATCCTGAAAGAAGTGAAGATGGCAAGTATGGAAATTATATACTAGAATCTGATTTGTTTGGGGCTGATGCATTATTACAACATGCAGATACTGTTGTAGGTATCAATAAGCCGGCCAAGCAAAAAATCAGATATTACGGGCCAGATAGATATATCATTGAGGATGAAAACACATTGGCTTTCCACTTTCTTAAATGTAGAAATGGAGATACAAGATTGAGTTTCTTTAAAGCTGAGTTTCATAATATGAGAATTGTAGAAATGATGACTCCAGCTACACAAGACAGAAAATTAACAACCAAATAAATAAATATGTCAGTAGGATTAAAACAAGTAAACAGAAAAGAAAAAACAGATGAATTGATTGTCGGTCAACTATCAAAATTTAGAGCTGCAGGTATTGTAGATCCATTCTATGTACCAAAATGTGCTCATTATGTAAAAGGCCAAGATGGCAAATTTATGGGATTCTTTAAAAGTGAATTATCAAAAGGTGTAGATGTTTATACAGAATGTGTAGACTTTGAACTTAATTCAGAGGATCCGTTAAGAACTTTGTACAAGATTAAGTACAATCCTTTTTATGAAGAAGAGTATTTATCAGAACCTACAAAATCAGGAGACAACAGGTATTTGATTCCATTAACAGAAATGATAGTTATTGAACCAGAAGCTGTTAAAGAAGAAGTAGTAAATCCAGTATTTCCAGATTTTGAATCAAGTTTTTTAGATACTGATACAGATACTGCATTAGCACAAATGTCTGTAAGAGATTTTGCTGCTATACTATGGAAAAAACCTGTAAGTAACAAAAAATGGTTAAATGAATTAATTAAAACAATATGAGTGAAATAATTCTTCCAACTAAAAAAATAGAAGTTGCAAAATCAAATCCAAAAAGATTATTGATTTATTCAAAACCAAAAGCAGGTAAAACTTCTGCTTTTTCTGAATTAGCAGATAATTTAATTTTGGATTTAGAAAATGGTAGTGATTTTGTTAGTGCTTTAAAAATTAAAATCAGTAATCTTCAAGAATTACTTGATACGGGAAAAGCTATTAAAGCTGCAGGTTGTCCTTACAAATATGTAACTGTAGATACAGTGACTGCATTAGAAGAAATGGTTGGTCCTTTAGCTCTTAAGTTATACAGAGGCACAGCTATGGGTAAAAACTTTGATGGAGACAATGTTTTAACATTACCTAATGGTGCAGGTTATTTGTATTTAAGACAAGCTTTCTTTCAAGTATTAGATTTTATTGATACGTTAGCACCTAATATTATTTTATCTGGACACATCAAAGACAAAGTAGTTGATGATAAAGGTGAGATGGTAATGGCAGCAAATATTGATTTGACAGGTAAAATCAAGTCTTTAATTTGTGCTAATGCTGATGCTATTGGTTATCTTTTTAGAAAAGGTAATAAAACAATTTTATCTTTTAAAACATCAGATGAAGTTAGTTGTGGTGCAAGACCAGAACATTTAAAAAATGAAGAAATTGTCCTTGCAGAATTAAATGCAAAAGGTAAGTTAGATACTTACTGGGACAAGATTTATGTATAAACAATTAAAATAAAAAGAAAATGGCTTTAAGTGTAGAAGGTTTAACATCAGGAAATGGAAATGGATTACCAAAAACAATATCTCCAGGTAATCATACAGTAAAAATAAATAACATATCTTTGGAAGATTTTACATATATTGAAGGTGCAAAACACTTGATGATTAATGTAGAAACTGAACCAATTGATGATTTCCAAGGTTTCCTGTTAGACAAAGAAAATCCAGATGGTGGTCATCACCTAGGACAAGTTGGAAAAGTTAAAGCAAGTCAATATGCTTTTGCTAATGGGACAACAAAAAGTGGTGTTAAAGTAGATAGAGATAGATCTATTTTGATATTTTTGCAAAACTTTTGTAATGCATTAGGAATTAATGAATGGTTTCATAAGCAAAATAATATGCATGATACTATTGAAGATTTTGTTAATGCATTTAATAAAACAGCACCTTACAAAGACATGTTCGTTAAAATATGTGTTGCTGGTAAAGAATATGTAAACAATGCAGGTTATACAAATTATGACATGTGGTTTGCAAAAGCTGATGGAGGTAAATATGCTTATGGATCTTTAGATTCAGCAAAATTACTTACATATAATGAAAATATTCATTTGAAAAAGCTAGAAGTAAAGAATGTTGAAGATTTTGGTAATCCAGATGATTTAACTATTCCTGCTGCTTCATCTGATTTCAGTTTAGACTAATACATAATTGTATAAGGATAAAGGGGATCAGATTGGTCCCCTTTTTCTATTTAATAATGTATGAAATGATATCATTAAGTGATTTAACAGTAAATATTACACACATACCTAGTGAATGGATATTTGAATATTATTTAAAATTGACTGAAAAACTATTTGGTCAACAGATTAAGATGAATTCTGTATTTAATACTGAGAAAACTCCTTCAATGCATATCTATATTGATAAAACTACAAACAAATATAAGTTTAAAGATTTTTCATCTGGATATGGTGGTGATGGTGTTTCATTGATACAATGTTTATTTGGATTACCTGATAGGTATGAAGCATCTTATATGATTAATAAAGATTTTGATATTTATTCTAGTAAACAAGAAGTAATTATTTCAGCATATGTTAGTCATGATAGATACAAAGTCACAGACTATACTATCAGACATTGGAATAACTTAGATCAAGCTTATTGGATGAGTTATCAAATTGATTCAAAAATGTTAAACAAGTATAATGTAGCACCTTTAGAGTATTACACAATGGCTAAAGAAAATTTAGATAATTCTAAATCTTCTTTTACAGTTACCAAAAATTATTTATATGGTTATTTTAAAGAAGATGGTACATTGTATAAAGTTTATCAACCAAAAAATTTAAAAAAGAAATTTATTAAAGTACATGATTACACACAAGGTATAGAACAATTGAATTATGATAAAAAATACTTGATTATAACTTCTTCACTAAAAGACTTAATGGCTTTTAATATTCTAAATATTGGAAATATTGAATCTATAGCTCCAGATAGTGAAAACTCAATGATTAATGAACATATTATAAATGATTTAAAATCTAAATACAAAAAAATAATTGTATTATTTGATAATGATGATCCTGGATTAAAAGCTGCTCAAAGATATAAAGATAGATATGGTATTGATTTTATTACATTACCAATGGAAAAAGATTTATCTGATTCTATTAAAATACACGGTGTACAAAAAACTAAAGAAATGTTATTTCTATTATTAAAACAAGCATTATGAGTTGGATACATAAAGGTAAACAGTTTTCAGATTCTATGATTCCTGAAAGAGGTGTAGGCTTTGTTTACATAATGACTGCTGTTATAGATGGTAAGTCTGTTGCATACATTGGTAAGAAGAACTTCTTTGCCAATATTAAAAGACCATTAGGTAAGAAAGCTTTGGCTATGACTACTGATAAAAGACTCAAGAAATATACTAGGGATATCAAACCTGATTTCATGAATTATTACAGTAGTAATAAAACTCTTAAAGATGCTCACAAAGCAGGAGTTATTATTAAGAGAGAGATATTAATGATATGTTATTCAGGAATAGAATTAACATATCAAGAAGTAAAGCATCAGTTTAAATATGAAGTGCTTGAGAAAGAAGAATATCTAAATGGGAACATCTTAGGACGGTTCTATAAAACAAAATAATTATGAGAAAATTTTATGACTATAGAGGTTTGCCACCAGCAGATGCTCAAAAATTTCCTATAGAAGGTAGAGTAATATTAAAAAGTAAAAAGTATTGGTTATGTTGGATTTATAAAGATCCCAATTGGTTTTTAGAAAGACAAAAACTAAGCAAAGGATTTATTGTAGCTCCTAGAACTATTTATTTATATGATATTTATATTGCTACTTCTTTTTGGAATGCTTTAAAGTATTTTATAAAAGTAAGTTTTAAGAAAAAAACAAAATAATTATGACAGAATTAGAATTGACAAGCCTCCTGTTTCAG